TTTCGCAGCTTGACGTGTTCCGGTTTTCGCACTTTCCTTGGCGAGTGCAGCTGCTAGATTCTCACTCACGATACTTGGTGCTTCTGTATCAACAGTTGTTGTGGTTGTGGGAGCAGCTGGAACGTCTCGGTACTTGTTTAACGTATCGAGAAACTGAGCCTCGATGTCTGAAGGTAAATCCCTCTCCTTATTCATCGATGCTTCAAAAGCAGCCTCACGATCTGCTTGGATGCGGTTTTGCCGCCCAATCTCACCTGTTTGCAGGGCTTGGCGTTGGCCCCAGATGTCGTGAACTTTGGCGTTATACTCATTCATCAAACGCCGTTCATCATCGTACTTCTGCTTCCAGGCAGCGTGTTTTCGATCTATACCCTGCAAAATCCGGTCATAGCCCTTCGCTTGCATCCCTATACCAATCGGCGCGCGCAATACGTTAGCCCCTGTGGAAAATATATTGAAAAGGTTGGGAATAATGTTGTTGTTTTGTATCCAACCGAAAATTTTGCCCCAATCCATAATATTTCCCCTAGGTACTCACGACCTTTGACGCGCCAGAACCAGTTAAGCCGTATTGCTGCATACGTCGTCGGTAATCTTCCTCTTGACGTTTTCTCGTTTCAGACGCAAACGCACTGGTCAACCCTGACAGTGCCGCGGCAAACGGATCACCGATCCCTTCATACGCTTGTGGCTTCGCCAAAGCAGCTGCTTGATTAGCTGCCAAGTTGCCCATGTAAGTCGGGTTTTGTGCTGACTCTGCCTGACCCATCAAAGTAGCCTTGCGCGCTGCTACATTGCCCTTGGTCGTTGCAACCATCCGTGATGCGGTATCCTGTATGTCCTCACCCGCTCTTGTGTGTGCGCCGGTCAGCTTGGCCTGTCTTAAATTCCTCGCGGAACTCTGGCCCAAACCTGATCGTGTCATGGCAAAGAGCAGCTGCTTGGCAGCATCACTATATTTATCCTCTAACTCGCCCTCTGCGAGATCGGTATAGGCTGATCTTTGACTGGCATAAAACTCAGGATTGAAGGTTGAGGAAAAAGCATCCGTCACGCTTTGACGCCCTTCTCGCGTCAGGCGTTCACGCCTTTCTTGTTCAGCGCGGATTCTCTGGCGTTCTGCTTCGGCTGCTTCTTCACGCTGCCGCGCCCTCTCGCGTTCTTCCGCAGCAAGTCGATCCTGTTCTTCTTCCCTTTCTCGCTGTCTGTCACGTTCATCCGCTGCTCTGGTGTCAAGCACATCCTGGCGATCTGTTGTAGCTCTCACCTGATCGTCGTACCGGTCTTGTGCAGTATCAGCCGCAGTTTTTATCGCTGCTTGTTGCTTATCACCAGCGCGTTTCGCCTGGTATGCGGCTGTACCCCCGAGAATTAACGGGGCTGCTTTCAGCGCAAGGGGGACACCAGTATTAACCAAAGCACCCATTGCTACTCTCGCTACTGTACCAATAATTACTGGATCACACATATCTATACCCTCACAGAATGTTTATCTGTTTCTCAAAGTTAATAAAGGTTCGGCCACTGTCCTTCCAGTTAATTAAGACATCACCGCGCTTAAACCCAAAGAACTCCAACCACTTGTGAGAGTCCTCGTACCCATCCAACGATTGAGCGTCCATCCGCACCACATTGGCGTCTTGCGCCCAAAGGTCAATCTTTCCGCGAATCAGTTTAGTGATTGCCATTTTCATCTGCTCAAAATCATCTGTTCCAAAAAATCCAACTCGCGCCCTGGTCAATTTATCAGGGTATCTTGTCCAGCCTATTATCGACACTCGCTTGCCTTTGTCATCTAAAACTACCCATCCATCGGTGTAATAATTCTCAAATCCCATCTGCATCCTTGATGCTACTTTCTTACGATCATCAGAACCCGCCGTTGCGCTGATTTCCTCGAAATCCTTTTTACGCATCCGGTAAGCAACGTCAAACACATCCATCGGTGTAGCCTTTTGTACGATCATCAGTCTGCCATCGCCGTAGTATAGTGAACAACCAGATTGGCTAACTTCGCCTTACCCGCTGAACTGTGGGTAAGTGTCAATCCAATATGCGTTGACGTTCCCGTAAACGCTGCCGATCCCAAACCGTAAGTAGTGTCCGGTACGGTAGCTACCAATTCAGTCAATGAAATATCTTGCGGATCGGTGGCGACATTTACTGCCCAAACCCCATCGCAAGCAAGATCAATTGCGGAATACACTTTAGCAGTTGCCGGAGTTCCGGCATCAAGGAACGGGATCGTGGCTGTCACACTACTGCTGTCGTAGGTCGTGCCTGTCGTTCCACCAAACAAGTAGAGTTTGTCATTGGTATCCCGACAATACAGTTTCTCGCCCTGTACCGCCCAGGAGTCCACCGTAAATCCCGGTTCGTATTTCGACCATGCGTTAATCTTTGAACCCGGAAAGTAAGAAAACGCATATATAGTGGTTCCTACCGCAAGAAGATAACGGCCTTCCCGTGGCTCGATGACGCCTTTGGCGTTTACCGCTTCAGTTCTGCTTGAGGCAATGTCATCGCGGATAATGTCATCTATCGCGTTACCTACATCGTTGACGAAAGCAGCGTTGGACGAGTCACGCGCTCGCAGAGATCGTATGCCGGTTTCCGAGAGATAGAACACATCGTTATCTCCGAACTGCACTACGGAATGACCCGCTATCGTGCCTGTGTTCGAGAGAACCTGAGTCTGATAATTCGCGTCGGGGTCTGGATCGAGCGCCCATATTTGTACGGCTCTTTCCGAGAATATAGCGACGTTCTGAAAATAGTTCGCCATTGCTTGCAATTTTTCAGAACCGGCTGCTTGGTTCGACATATTGATAAACCCAGCACCTAATGAAGCATCAAGCCACTCAGTCGGCGTTTCAATCCCGCTGAAGAACATCAATGATTCAGATAGTTGATATACCTTGTTACCGCCTGTCCAGACGAACTCCCCAGGTGTATAGGTTCCTGACGCTGAACCGCCTCCACTCATTGATGTCGTATAAGTTGTGGTGGCACCAACTACTGATGACGTACCGCTCGATGTAATGTTATAACCAGAAGCAGTACCCGCAGTAACTGTCATCACAACAGAAAACCCATTTGATCCGGTTCCACTTGACCCGGCCAAAACGTGAATCTTATTGGCGTCATTTGTACCGCTGTATTCGGGGGAGGATGAAAACACATCAATCTGCGAGGCGACTTTGACTGCAAATGATGTAGTCGTATCGTTTGCATACCCGCTGCCCCCCGCTGTCACGGCAATCGAAGCCACCGATCCTGACCCGAGGACTGCTGTACCAGCTGCCCCCGATCCACCCCCGCCCGAAAATGAAACCGTGGGCGCGCTGGAATATCCGCTGCCACCATTCGTGATGGTGACACTGGATATTGCACCGGCTGAGATATTTGCGGTTCCCGCTGCTCCCGAACCACCACCACCAGAAAAACTGACTGTCGGAGAACTGGAATAACCCGACCCGCCAGCCGTCATCGTAATACTGGCGACCTGGGCCGAGATCGTGGCTGTCGCCGTCGCGCTGGAACCACCGCCCCCTGAGATCGAAACGGTTGGCGCGCTGACATAACCCGACCCTCCCGAATTAACGGCAATAGAGGATACCGCACCGCTGGACAGAGTGACCGTAGCAGTTGTCCCACTACCACTACCACCAGAAAACGTGGCTTCGGTATAGGCCATCTGCACTGATGCTCCCAGCGCCTCAATTCCATTTACCGTGATGTTACTTACAGCCCCTTTAGTGCCACCAGTGAAGGTGAACTGGCTAGAAGCACGGCCATCAAATAACTGAGAGATGTTTGACCCATCATAATAATGGTTCAACGAGGCATCAGCGTACTCTGCGGAGGCGTAAGCCTTACCATTGAAGATTTCAACATCAGTGATTCGCGTCATCGCTGTTGAACTGCTCGATGGATGCACCAGACGCTGATACACCATATTCGAGGGCGCACCAGCTGGCAATGTAACACTAGCGGTGGAACCAAACGTAAAGATCGTATCAGCAGACGCTGCTAAACCGAATGTCGTGGACGGCAAAGTACATAATTCGACAAACGCTGGGCGTTTCTCAATCTCACCGCCACGGGTGATATGCGCGTTTATTAAATCAACAAGCGTACCTGGGGTCGCCGTTACATCCATCCGGCGACCATCAATACCACCTTTGAAATTTTCCACGATGATATACGGCATTAGATGATGATTGCCCCTTTCAATCTTGGTTCGCGCGGGGCCGGTGCAGCACCAATTGAAAAGGTATTTGACTTCGATAGCCTTGCGCGCAACCGCTGATAATGAGTTTGCGCCTGTACTATCTTGGCTTCTGCGTCACCAGCCTTATTCCTAGACAGAATCTCCGAGGCAGCGAACAAAACCAACAGGTGGTCGTCTAAATCAGCACGATCCGAGGCATTAACCAGACTAGAAAGATTCCGTATGCCAATAACACGCAAATACCCTTCCAGAGTTGCCGCTGTGCCGTTGGTATTGGGGATCGGCCAAACTTCAAATTGGGTGTCGGAATAAATCTCCCAAGTTCTTACCGGCCATCCGGTTTCAGCCTCATCACTGTCATGTTCTGCTAACTGATGAGGCCCAACCCCGTAATCCAGCGGTTGCCAGTAACCGCCATCTTTGAACTCGATACGCTCGATTCTGTCTACATCGAGGTTTGAAGGAATGTTGTAATACCGCAGCGTTGCTGAAGCTGCAATGTCACTTTTAATTCGCAAAAACGGCCATGCGAAATCTTCCCACAATTTTCGCTGTGTTCTCTGAAGAACATTAACCAGAACATCACGATTGGCTGCGCCCAGGCTGACTGAAAGAGAATAACCAGCTTCAGCCCTTAACTGTTCAATGAGTGAATTAAGAGTAGTTCCACGCGCCATGTGATGTCCTCATGTCAACTAACAGCCTCTTTCCTTTCGATGTTTGTTGTAACTGACGGTAAATCGGCCGCTATAACTTGCTCCACTGGTATCTTTAACTCAGAAAGTTTCTCTGGCAGTTTCCCGTATGGGCCGAATATTCCATTGACAATTTCATACCCGTATTTCAATTGCAGCGTTTCCCTTTCTGCATCATTGTCAGGGTAGTCGGCATCACCTGTTCTGGTAATGCCCCAAACAGCATCGTGACCATGAACCCGTCTTAAAACCTCTAGTTCGGGAGCCGTAACCAGATTCAATACTACGGTATTTTTCATGTCACCGCCTAGATTCACTTCACAAGTAAATAGTTCCATTTTTTCCTCTTACGATTGGGATTCGAGTTAAAGGATCGGGCGGGTGTTACCCCGCCCTTTCCCCATTTTCGACTGCTTACGCAATCTGGTAAACGCCGTGGCAGTTCAGCATATTGCCTGTCACAACCGCTGTGGTCGTGATAGCGCGGTACAGCACATACTGGTCTGCCGGGCGAGTCGGTGAGTGTCGCTTCATCTTCTCACCATCCATGTACATCAGATACAGATGGTTTGTGTCGAGGATGTAGCACCGTTTGGGGTATTCCACAATCGTAGCCCCGGAACCACTTGTACCCATGTCGTCAAGCGACGGATCATACTGAAACGTAACACCGTTATAGTTGATCTCACCGATTGAGATGTCAGCACCCTTGGCAAACCCGGTTTGTGTGTAGTTGCCGTTGTCTCTCAAGTCCGTTACTAGGCGATCAAGAAACGTCGATCCACACAAGGCTATATTGGGGCGTCCACCGTAACGTCGCAGCTGCCTCATCTCTGTGTGAATAGTCTCCACCAGATCATCAGTAGTAGCGATTTTGCTGGCACCAATCAAGGAGCGATTACGCCAGTATTCGTTGCCGGAAGTTGCACGGTTAATACCGCCGACAGTTCCAGTGGTCGGATCGTCCGTTACAAACGCCCTAATACCCGCGATTGCTTTCGGTGCTGCAACGCCATCTCCCCAAAGGAGAGTGTTCATGCCCCGTGCGTAGCCTTCCATCATGTCCTCAAGTTTGTCCTCAAGGAGATTGGCAAGCACGGTCATGTCACGTCCGCTGTGTTGTGAAACTTCTGCGCCATCGGTATCTACAACGCTGATACCGTCATGCTTCAGTTCCGTGTGAGTGAGAGAAATACCAGCGTGATGTTCACGCCAGGTGTAGTTCGCTCGGACAATGTTTGCAGGGTTCGCATACGTCACCGTATCGTTGTGCGTGTAACCCGCAACCGTAGTTGTGTAAGCACCCTTAACAGCCAGATTCACATCGCCTTTACCGCCAGGAAAAGATTTCGCCTTGGCGTCCATAGCTTTGAGAAGTGGCTTGTTTTGGATGGTCTGCGACAGCACATTGCCTTTGTCGATGTAATAATCGAGCGCAGCATTGGCTATGTTAGACAGTTCACCCGCTGAAAAAGCCATTGTTAATTAGCCCTCATAATGTTGAATTGAAGCTAACGCCTTACCGCCTGTTCCATTGCCTCTTGTAAAGACTTTGGCTCAGGTGTTGGCGTTCCGCTCACTTTACCGCCCCCCACGGGATGAATTGGTTGCTTGGGATCGCCTGAGAATTTACGCAAATGGTCATTAACTGACTCATAAGCCTCTCTCGCCATTGCAATCCCTTCATCAGCTGTGCGTGGCTGTCCACGTTCAGCAACCATTCCTCGAACCCGATCAGAGATCAGTGTCTGTTTCATATCAAAATCAGGGTCGGTGTTTCGCGTTGTGGTTTCCCAAGAACCGACAGCAGCTTGGATATTTAGTTGGCTATTGTGAGCCTGTTGCGCTTCTGCAAATTTGTTGTGCTGTTGCGACAACTCATTTTGTATGCGCGCTTGGGCTAACTCGGTCGCCGTTTCCTGGTCTATATACCCCTCGTTCATCCGTGTTTCAATATCTTCGGGCAAGACCTCGCCGGTGTACCGGCCTAACATTTCCAAATGAGGCTTCATAGCCTCTTGAGCAGCCATTGGATCGCTTTTCATCAGAGCCATAATCTTCATACCCTCTGCCATTTCATCGGGTGTCAATCGGTTCTCGTTCATAAAATCGATCACTTGGTCGAATTGTCCAGATTTCTCTCTAAATTCTTCCGCTTGCTGCTTGAACTCCTTTCGCTCTTGGATAACCTGACGAAAGCGTGGGTGCTTGTTAAAGGGAACGTCCTTAAAGTCCTCGTTATCCTCAGACTGTTCCAGACGCACATCTACAGGCTCCCGTACCGACTCGTCATCTGCTATGGCGGTGGGTGATCCCGCTTCATCTTCATTCGCCTCTACCTCTGGCTCTTTTGGTTTTACAACATCCTCAAGCACCGAAAGTAAATTTTCGGAAGATTCACCCTCATCACTGGACGGTTGTGATTGCTCTGCTTCAGTCGCTTCAGGGGCTTCTGTAGATTGAGCTTCTACGTCCTCAACACCAGTGGACGGCTCTGGTGCGTTTTCAACGGCTGGTTCTGCCATTCGTCCTACTCCGGTTAAACATTGTTAGCGCCCATTGGTGCTACCGATCCTTCCGGTTGGCGCGGATCGGGCAACTGGTTTGCTCCACGTTGCCCCTGCTGGGAAGGTTCGTTACCAGGGCCAGCCACCACGTCTTGCGCGGTTGCTTGCGCCTGTTCTATTGAATTCTGAGCAGATATGCTCAACATTCCATCATTTATCGCCCTGTCGATGTCCAGCTTGTCATCCATGCGTTTAAGCACTTCTTTGACCAGCCATACGGGGTCGATCCCCGGCATCTGAATCAGGAACGGTAATATTCTTTCTAGGTTGGCAAGTTCCGCTGCGCGGTTTGGCTTGCCCGTCGATCCAGCCTCGATCTCAAGATAGATTTCTTCTTGTCTTTGCTGAGTTGAGAATTCCGGCCACGTTGCACCTGGGCCAGCAATGTGTTTGACCTGATCGAGCGACATTTCTTGCAGTAACACCTGCCCAGATAGGCGCGCGATCTCTGTCATAAATGAGTCCAGTTCATCGACGTTTGCGCCCATGCTAGACATTCTTGAACTCTCAGCAATCGAGGTTTCCGTGGCAGTTGCTTTCGAGATACCGCCGAATGTTGCCTCTTGCGCGCCTACCACCAGTTGAATGTCATCAAAAATCGTTTTGACTTCGTACAGGTTCGGATCAATACCTATCATCGGCACCGGCTGTAATACGTCAGTCACTTTCTGACCCGCTGCGAGTGCCTGTAGTTCAAGCACCGCGTTTGCTGGGTGCAGTTGCAGTTTTGCGCGATCCTCGTCCTCAAGCATCCCCGCTGCGGTTGCATACTTGGGGCGGTTGGCGCGTCTATGCTCCCGCAACCCTTGTCGAGCGCGGTTGTATTCACCCTGCATGGGGGCAAGTAACGCGACATCGGACACCGGATACAGTTTTTCCTTATGTTCGACATCGTTAAACGTCAAAGACATGATCGGCCAGAAGGTTTCCAGCTTCATTGGTGGCGCAGCTGGCTCGGTAAGGAAGTCAGAACACCCATCTGCGACCACATACATCAATCCTGACGGTTTATCGTAGACCTCATAGACTAGAACAAGGTTGCTGCGCGTGTCTTGATGCTGATCGAACTCCGTAACATCGGAATACATCTTTCGATCCTCTGCGACCCCCTTCATGTCGTATGAAACGGCCTCTTTTTGGATGTCCTTACCGTAAATCTCCGAAACTTCATCCTTTGTTAGAAACATCTTGTGCGCGATCCATTTTGCGCCGACAAAACCACGCAATTGATTCGCCATCGGATCAATAATGATCGAATCTGCCTCTGGAAAATCAAAAACAAGACCTTCTCGAACAACCATCATCGGCTCGGACACCAAGGAATCCAGCATGAGGCGTAATTCTTCCAATTCGGCGTTTTGTTCGGTCAGATCACCCTTTGCCATCTCACCAGCAAGCCGTTGAAGCCTACCCAACTGAGCGGTGACATCATTTATCTTTGCAGACACCTCGGGCCTTCGTTCCATCTGCCTCTGAAAGCCTATTTTTACGAATCCGCACCCCGTAACAATGACTCGACGCACCAAGGACTTTGCCTGTGTCTTGAAATCGGGATTTTGCTCGCTCATAAAATAGGTAAACAGGATTTCAAGCGTGTTACCAATCCGCTCCAGCATCTTTCTGCGATCCTGGCCCTGTTGATAATCTTCCATGATGCTCTGCGCCTTGATATACATCGGCGCAAGAGTGCCACCAGTAGGATCGCCGTACTGTTGCGCTGCCTGGACACCCATTTGAGCCATCTGTAATGTCTTGTTGTCCTCATCCCATACTGAAAAATCCATACGTTCACGGCGTTTTGCCACCGCTTTCGGATTTTTCGCATACAAGGCAGCTGTACGCTGCTGGACATGGCGCTGAACGATATTGGCGACATACCATTCATCGTTCCAATTCTCATCGTGGCCCTTGGCTGATAACTCCATATCCCGTTTCATCTGCTTGAACGCGGGTTGATGGAACTTCTCACCTGATTTGACGCGATCAAGAATCTTCTTAACCAGTAATGACCTCGGAGCCTCTGGTTTTTCAACCATTTGACTGACGCCTAGTTCAGATAATTCTTGATTTTGTTCGTTTTCGGCCATTTTAGAATCCTACTGCTGCCTTTTGTCGTTGTTGGATACTGGCGCGATAATCACTATCGAATTTCACCCACCCTAAAGTACCTGCCTTCGGCAAAATGCGAATGTTTTTAGTGATTCCGGGGCCGTGTTGACGCTGTAACCCCATGCCAACCCAGGACAAAGCATCTACAAAGTCATCATGTCGTGCATTTGGGAACTTCATCAGTTCATCAGTCGCTTTAACCATCCACGGCGCGACAGTGGGAAAGTAAACCTTACCCATCGCCATGCGTCCTTGAATTGATTGCGCGCGCTGCACCTTATTTGCCACAGGTGTAACTTCGTCAACAGCGCAATACACGCCTTCCTCGACCATACGTTTTCTGAGAAATGGGCCAATAGATTTGGTGATGTGGCCTTTTTCTGCCCACCAGATTAACGGCTTCCACTGACGCATTAAATTCAGCATTGCCGTTACCACCTTGTCAGCTGGGGCCATTTCCCACCAGACATCGAGGACGTAAATA